ACCAATATAATAATGACCATCAAGATATTGTAAGCTATATATTTTACCATTTTTATAATCAATTGGCATTTTATATATATATAATCAAGTATTATTTTTAATATTCAAATTTAAACGTAAAAAAATAAGAATATATTTTTTATACCGTAATATATATTTCCATATAGTGGGGTCAGCAAGTACGAATATATTGCCAAGCCATCTCTTCACATATCAATTCCCACGTCTTATCTTGTACATACAGTTTATCACGATTTTTCAAGCGAGCAAAACAATGCAGGAACTCATCCATCTCAAGTAATTCACAAAACTTGTACAAGACATAGCTATAAGATAAAAAGTTCTTTCTGCCTTTTGGACAATATTTCTTAAAGGCAGGTTGAATTTCTCTAAACATATGACGAAGTTTTTCTTCATTTTCACGACTCATAAATGGAGCATTTTGACCATTTAGCCTATTAATAATGTGTGGAATATGTTCATAGTATTTTGAACGATTCATACCACGTAAAATTTCTCTCATTTTAGCTGGTTTCAAAGTTGACATATCTGTGATACGTTCCTTCTTAAGTTGTAAAAGAATTGCATCATAAATATCTTGAGGAATTTCTGTAGATTCTTTTGCTTGAAATTGTGCAAGCCATTCATTAAAATGGTTAATCTTCTTATAGGCATAATATGACACTTCACGAGGAGGATCCTTATAGGATGGTTTATCACTATCTATGAGAATTAATTCTTGATATCCACATGAAGGACAAGTAAGATTTGCTTCATTCATACACATAATCATTTCATCTCCACAAGCTATACATTCTGTCCAAAGATCATCAGATTCAAAAGTATCTGTTTTTGCCATTGTTGGATCTTCATTTAATAAATATTGATTCAAGAGTTCATTACGACCCTTTTTTGGTGCAGATTGGGGAATAACTAAACTATTTGAAACTGATCCTTCTTCAGTTGCAACTTCTTCTAAAATTGCTAAAATACTGCCAGGTTTTGCTTTCGTAATATTACCTACAGGAGCTGTTCCTTGATGAATTTTATCTTGCATATCATAATAATTAAACAGTATATCACCTGATCTTAAAAAATAATCACTAATATCTGTATCTGTTTCAATTGATTTTACCTTTTTTTCAAGATTTTCAATTTGCCTCTCTAATCGCCAACTTTCCATATCAGAAGCAGTTTCTGTGAGTTTCTTACGTAATTTTTCAAGTTCAGACTTATAGTCTGTTACTTTACTTTTTTCATCAAGAAGACTTTGTATCTTTTGGCCATGAATTGCATCAAGTGTGGTACGAGCCTCCGGATTTGCACGCTTAGAACTTTTCATTTTGAAAAATGCAGTTGCATCACTCATGCCAACAAAAGATTATGTAAATAACTATTGAAGTATTTAAATCCCTACATGTTTTACTTTTGCGTTTTGTTAATTTTTGTGGTTCCGGCAAAATTTTTTTGTCAACTAGAGGTATAAGAAAATGACAGGCGGTGGTCTAATGCAGCTCGTAGCTTATGGTGCTCAGGATGTTTACCTAACTGGTAACCCCCAGATTACTTTTTTCAAGGTAGTGTACCGCAGGCACACTAACTTTGCAATGGAATCCATTGAAAACCCCTTCAACGGTGCACCCAACTTCGGCAAGAAGGTGACCTGCACTATCCAGCGTAACGGCGATCTGATCCATCGCATTTACCTGCAGGCAACTCTGCCCCAGGTAAACATCCTGGCCGCTGACGGCAGCGGTGCACAGTTCCGCTGGCTCAACTGGGTTGGCCACAACCTGATCGCATACGTTGAACTGGAAATCGGTGGTCAGCGTATTGACAAGCATTATGGTGACTGGCTGCACATCTGGAATGAGCTGACCCAGGAACCTGGCAAACAGGCTGGTTACGCCAAGATGGTAGGTAACGTACCTGAACTGACCAACCTGATCATCCAGGGTGGTGCTGCCTGCGATAGCCTGTGCTATGCTGGTGAGCCCAACACCTCTGAGATGGTAGGCAGCTGCACTCCTATGTACACTCTGTACGTACCCCTGCAGTTCTGGTTCTGCCGCAACCCTGGCCTGGCTCTGCCCCTGATTGCTCTGCAGTACCACGAAGTACGCATCAACCTGGAGTTCAACAGCCTGAACAACCTGTGCTACGACCAGGCACCCGCCAACAGCGACTACCACGTGATCCGCAACCGCGTGGCCGCAACTGGCCTGGTAGCCGCATCTCTGTATGTGGACTACATCTACCTGGATACTGATGAACGCCGCAAGTTCGCCCAGGTAAGCCACGAATACCTGATTGATGTACTGCAGTTCACTGGTGGTGAAAGCATCACCAGCAGCAGCAACAAGCTGAAACTGAACTTCAACCACCCCTGTAAGGAACTCATCTGGGTGGTGCAGCGTGACAGCTTCGTCAGCTGCGATGATGCAGTCATTGCACCCTACAAGGGCCAGCAGCCCTTCAACTACTCCGACTGGTGGGATCGCAGCGTGCTGGAAAGCGGCTACAGCGTCACCCGTGTGGAGGGCATGGCCGGCAGGAACCCCGTCATCACTGCTCTGCTGCAGCTGAACGGTCACGATCGCTTCCAGGTGCGTGAAGGTGCATACTTCAACTTGGTACAGCCCTACCAGCACCACACCAACATCCCCGCTGTTGGTATCAACGTATACAGCTTTGCACTGCAGCCCGAGCAACACCAGCCCAGCGGCACTTGCAATCTGTCCCGTATTGATAACACCACTCTGCTGCTGACCGTCAGCAACAACGCTGTAGGCCTGAACCTGAGCAGCACTGTGCGTGTATATGCAACCAACTACAACGTGCTGCGTGTAATGAGCGGTATGGGTGGTCTTGCATACAGCAACTAAACGTGCTGTACTGCAGATTGCAGTTATATATATTATATTTTTATATTCCAAATAAAAATTTATAAATAAATAAATTTGGTACTTTATTGTACCACTGTTTATTTATTCAAATCCCATCCTTCGTATGATCCACTACTTGTCCTGCCAAATTACTAAACCCAAGCCTTTGGAAACCCAGACGTTTTTTGAAATGAAACCAGTTTCCTTTAGCCATACATTTTTGCCAGACAATATCATTTTGGTAAATCCAATGCATACCAGTAGTGGCCATTGGTTCAACTGCTTCTTGAATTGTATTACTTAATTCAATCATATGACGTCTATGCACTAAATACCCTGCTGCATTTTTTGCTTTTAGGCAGTAAGATATCGTATCTGTAAAATCACCAGATTCTTGATTACCAAATGCCAGAAGAACAGCATTCCACGGAATGCCAGAAGTTTCATGAAAGAATTTTGTCAAAGAATTATTTACAAACTCAACATCTTCAATAAAATCAAAATCATCTTCCAGAATCAAAACATTCTGTAAGTTTAAATCATATGCAAGTTTTAATGCAGCTGCATGACTCATATTACAACCTGCATTAGGTGATGTAGGATGACGTATACCAGAAAACCGAATAATCTGTTCACTTTGAATACCAGCTCTTTCAAATTGTTCTTCTATTTCTTTGCGTCTATCTAGACGACTATCCATATTAATATATATAATTTTATTGATTTTATCCATTTATATTACTATATATATTCTTCTTTAGATAATATCTACGGCAGAAATTAGAAAAAAGATGTGGGGTCTTGCTGTAATTCTATTTTTAATTGGTCTTTTAATTATAATCAAACAATCACGTGAAAATTTTATGTCACCTGGTGCATTTGATCAATTAGACTCTACAAGGGTATATACATATGGAGAAGTGCGTAAAAATGCTGAAGAAAGACAAAAAGAAATTGAACATGATTTAATTGATTTAACTGGTTCTGATTAGTTAATTAATTCTTATTTATTCTTCTAAAATATTTTATAGTAAATGTAACAATTTCAGGAAATACTTTCAGTGTAGAGTGTAAACCATTGTTAACAGGCAGTTTTGCACTACGTGCTCGTGGTAATAATTGCACAGTATCTAACAATACTTTCATTGATCCTTTTACTAATGGCTATGTACTTGATAATAAGATTTTAACAGGCACAAATGGTACAAATAATGTAACATATACTACAAATAATATTGTATTTACTGACGCAAAGAGCAATTATTCATTTGATTATGTTACTTATAATAATACTTCAGTATCACCATCTCCTAAAACTATACCTGTAGGTTTTGTACGTAATGGTTGGAAATTGAATAAAGGTTCTTTATATCTATATGTGATTGGTTTAGGAAAAATACAATTCTCTGATATGACATCTTTCTTAGTAGCTGCTGGCACAAGTGGTGCTCATAGTACAATTGAAACTGCACATAGTTTAGCAGTAGACGGTAATGAAATTATAGCTGATAACGCTATAAGTGCACCTGCTATAAGTGCAATTACAAAGAATGTTGCAATAAGAAGTGCATCTACAGCATATTTGTATAACTCAAATGCAATTCTAAGCTACAATCTTGCAAGTAATTCTCATTTACTTAAGATTATGCAAGATGCTGTTCAAATTGGTGTTCCTAAAGTAGAATTAAGTGCATATAAGATAAGTACTACTGGATATACCGAACTGGTGATGCCAAAGACTGAATCAGGTATTTTATCTAAAGATTTATATGTATCAGGATCATCTGATATAATTGCTCTAGGTATAACACCTGTTCAGATTATTGGTAATGTTAATGTAGCCGCTCTTCCATCTACTACAACAGTAGATATTGCACCTGTATTAGGTACAAGTAGTTCAATCACTATATCATCTACTTCTATAGATATTCCTGATAGTCTAGCTGGCCAGATTAATCCTGTTGCACTCAGCAGTGCAGTGTCAGTATCTGCTGGTCAACAACTTGTAGATGCTGTAGGTACTAGTAAAGTAGTGATTGCAAAACCTGCAGCAGATGCACCTGCAACTATTCCTGTTACAGTAATACCCAATGATAGTGCATCTACTCAAGTTGCATCTATTGAAGTACCTGCTGGTGGTTCTCAGGTAGCAGTAGAGGTTAAGCCTAATGGTGTAATTTCATCAAGTGGTGCTATTAAGATCAAATCACCAACTAGTAACCCCATTAAAGTAATTGACTTAGTAACTGGTATTGAATATACTGGTATTGATATCTCTATTGGTTCTGGTAACTTTGGTTCTTTCACTCAAGCTACTCGTGTGCAAGTTATTAGCTTTTAGATTTCCCAAACAACTCTTAATTCTTCAGGATAAGAACTATAAGGTGCAGCTTTACTTGTAGGTCTGTCTAAACTCATAAGTTCATGTAGAGCTGCAAATCTTCTATCTGACGGTAGCAGATTTGCATATTCTTTTTTTCTGCTTAACTTTTTCCATCTCCATTCAAATTGTAGTGCTGCGTGATTGTCTGGAAAACCTTCTACATGGCAAAGTCGTTTCCATTTTCCAGCTTCCATAGATGTCGCTTTTGCACCTCCTCGGATCTCTCCATTGTGTTGGCGTAAACGATGATCTAAATCAACAGTTGCACCAACATATGTTTTACCTGATTCTGAAATTAGACAATAACAGGCCCAAGGCATTTATTTCTTATTAGTTAGATTTCTTTATAGTTTTTCTTTGCTTACGCTTTTTAGATTTGTTGAGCTTGATATCTTTTAGCATTTTGGTTAAACTCTTTTCACCATATGATCTGCTGCTTGTTTTGGCTCTTCTCCTTTTACCACCATATATTTCCTCCTCTATTTCATATTCTAATTCTTTCTCAATCTGATCCTCTTCTTCCTGATTCTCTTCCTCCTCATCTTCAGTCTCCTCATCCTCATCCTCTTCCAGTTTCTCTTGCTCTTTTTTTCCAATATTTTTCTTATCAAGTTCTTCTTCTATCTTTATACCAATATATTCTATACATTTTAATATATCCTTATCATTAATAAATGCATTTTCATAAATATTTGCTAAAAAATTTAAAATAATGGCTTTATATTCATATGAATATTCTTCTGATTTTAATATTGTATTATTAAACGATAAAATATTTATAGAATTCAAAAGTTTACTACTTATATCTAATGCATTAATATTATAAAGTAAATCAATCCATTTGTTAAATATTTTCTCATAAGAACCACTTATGTATTCTTCTAAATCAGCTTCAGGTTTAGCTAAATTAATAAAAAAAGCATCTTGTATTATTTCTCTAAAAGTATCTTCTATTTGTGATTTTGCTCTTGCTATAACTATAGCTTGACTTAATTCATCAACTATAAGTTGTTTATAATTAACACTACTAGATATACTTTTAATATTATTATCTTTACAATATAATAAAATATCTCTTGTTAAATTTATAATAGCTTTAATACTTTCCTGTATTTCTAATATTTTACCATCACCACCATAACTAGTACCTGCAGCAGCTCCACCAGGTAGTCTATTTTCTTCTAAAGGCATTTCTGATTGAGCATTATTATCACTTGCACCAGCAGCACCTTGTCTAGCAGGAGCATGCACAGGAATACCCATAGCAACCATAATGGTATTTATATGTAGATTTAATATAGCTAATAAATCTGTTGATATAGAAGGTTTTCTTTCACCAATAATATATTCATCTTTTATTTTTGGCTCTAAATTTTTATAAAATGCAGTGTCTTTTACATCTTGACTTTTATGATCATAACCTTGTAGTACATCTTTAAAAAAACCTGCATCTAAACCAATATCAATCATATTAATTGAAAATAAAGATTTAATAAAATCCTGAATTTTTCCACGTATCTGTTTACCTAAAAAGAAACGAGGATTTTTTTCTGCAAGAGGTCTTTCATTCTTAATTTTTTTTATTACATCTGCAAAATCACGTAAAATTTTATCACGATCATAATCAAATAGTTCATATGCTTTAATTGTTGTTTTAGCTGTATAAAATTCAAGTGATGTCAAACCATTTACAAATGAACCAATATCAGCAACATATTTTTTATTTTTAAAGTTACCTAATAGCATATTAAAATCTTGAAATTGTTTTTTTACTGCAGCCATATTAGAACTGATTGTATCAATAATTGCTTTTAATTTATCTTCATCTTCTTCACCAATATTAGTATTTAATGCAAATATTTGAGTATATAAATCACCTAATAGTGTGTGATCAACTTGTATACCATCTATGACTGTTTTAACGTCAGCAGCTATAGGTCCTATTACTTTTTTTATAGTAACAAGATAATTAACAATATCCAAAGCTTTTATTTGAATTAAAGCGTTTACTAATTGTTGTGTATCAGGTTCAGGTGTTTCTGTACCAAATGTAACAATTATTTTTTTTATAAAAATACCATCTAATATATTATTAATTAGTTTATCAATATTTCCTGTAGCATTTATTATATCACTACATGTTTTAACTATACCAGTAAGTACAGTCATACTATTGTTAATTTTATTTTTATAAATATCTTTTTGTGTAGGTGGTTCTTTAGGAACACCTTTACTCAAATATATTTTATTACCAATAATTAATACAGATGGTAAACCCATTATAATTGAATACATATAGCATAAAATATCACCTGTAATCATTATGCATGATTTACGTTTACGATGATATAAATGCCATATTGCATTTACTTGTTCTGCATCACCACCACCTTTGATATCTACACATAGTTTAATTACATCACTAAAGTTATATGCATCACCAAGTAGTTGAGAAATACGCACAGTATCAAATCCTTTTTGTTGTTCAATTAAATTTAACTGCCTTTTACAAGTCGTTTTTTTTGCATCTGAATTAGCAGGTGAGCTACATTCACCCCTATGTTTCTCTATATAACTTGCAAGTACGCCTACACCAGGACCACCTCTTTGTGGTAAATCTAATTTATTTGTTGTACCTATATTTGTTTGTAGTAGATATTGTGATACAATAGGACGTGGAGCACCTGCACCACCAGCTGCTCTTTGTACACCACCACTAATATCCATTTTAGCCCAGCCAAAAATATTTTGAATTGCTTGTGCTGAAGAATAACTATTATATACAGGATTATGTATATAAGCCATGTTATAATCCCTATCAGTTATTTTTTGACTAAAATAATTTGAAGTAACAATATCTAATGCATCATCAGATTTAACTATATCAGTTCTATCAAAATCTTTTGTATTATCAGATAAAATACTAAACATGTTTGTACCAGAATCAAACATGTTCTGGTAGGTAATTATTTGTTTAACATTATTATATAATCTTAATGGTTTTGTAAAAGTTCCCTTTGTTTTAGCATCAAAATTTAAATATACATCTGGTGTATCTTTACTAAAACCTAACATTTCCAAATAGAATTGACCTAATAGGGTCATAGCTGGTATATTTCCATCATCAGTTGGATCCCAACCAGCAGAATTTAATACTATATGTTTTTTTGCTTTGAATTCATCAAACTTCGGTTTAGAAGTTCCATTTTTATTCATTAAATCATCTATTGTAACTTCTTCATGTACTAAACCAGCTTCTGGTGTGCAAGAAAAACGATCTGGTAGCATTCTAGAAAAATAATTAAATGTATCCCATTCTAAATTTCCAAAACGTATACCTCTTGTTTGTAACTTGACATTTCTATCTATAATTGCAGGTGCAGTACTACCAGGTAAAATAATATCTGTACTAGCTTCAGCTGCACTTTTATTAAATAAATTATTAATATAATATATAAAAGTTGCATCTGGTACAAAATCACCTCTATCAGCTGTGAAATCATGTTGATTATCCAAAGCATGTTTATCTTTTATTAAATCATCTATCTCTGCATCTGATACACCATTATCACTACATATTTGCCTAAAATATTCTATAGGGTTATTATGTTTTACTTGAGCTGCAGCAGGTAGCTCTGCTTCTACATTATGAGCTGGTGCTTGTGCAGCTGCTGCTTTTCTTTTTGCAGCTGCTTTTTCTTGTCTTTTTTCTTTTTGTATCTGTTCTGCTACTTCTTTTCTTGCATTCTTCCCTTTTTGTTGTAATTTAGCCAGACTTTCTTGTTTTAATCCCGATCCCTGTCTTGTAGTTACACCGCCTCTCTTTAATGTTATTCTATTACCTCCTCTAATATGTGCAACCCGCGTATATCTGATACGCATCTGACAACTATCTACAAAATGTGAATAAATAATATTCACGGATATAGTCAACCAAAGGTTAAGAATCAGGGTTAGTCTTGCTAAAAATAGTATAAAATTGATAATTACTTACTAACAATCTTAAACTGTACTCAACATACAACTTATAGAATGACTTCCTATATGTACAACCCAGATCTGAAGACGGAGCCAACTGTAATGCCAGAAGCTCTGCCCTTCTCCTTTCCACTTGATCCATTCCAGAAACATGCAGTTTCTGCAATCCATCAAGGCCACAATGTTCTTATCTGTGCTAAAACAGGTTCAGGTAAGACTCTGGTCGGAGAATATCAAATAGAACATAGTTTGTCAAAAGGAAAGAGAATCTTCTACACAACTCCTATTAAATCTCTTTCCAATCAAAAGTTTCATGATCTGAAAGAACAATATGGCAAAAGAGCTTCTGTTGGTATTCTTACAGGTGATATCAAATTCTGTCCTGATGCTGATATTATTGTAATGACAACTGAAATTCTACGCAATCTTCTCTACAAGAAAGGTTCATCCACAGAACATCTTGGTCTAACTGCATCTCTGAGTCTTGATAGACTTGACGCAGTTATCTTTGATGAATGCCATTATATCAATGATCGTGACAGAGGTAAAGTTTGGGAAGAAACAATGATTCTTCTTCCTCGTGAAGTAAAACTTGTTATGCTAAGTGCAACTTTGGATCACCCAGAACTATTCGCTTCTTGGCTCGGTGATCTCAAAGAAACACCAATTGCTCTAATCCAAACTTCATATAGGATTGTTCCTCTGACCCATACAGTTCTTGGTTCAGATGATAAGTTTCTGACAATTATGGATTCAGATGAAAACTTCTATGATAAGACATATAGTGATTGGGTGAAAGAGAAAGATATCCTTTCTGCAGATGCTGAAAAATACAAAGAAACTGTTAAAGCAGTTAAGTCAAATGATCACAAGGGTGGAGTTGCAGGAAAAGTCAGACCAGTTTCATTTATCCATCAAATGAATGAAATGGTTGATCTTCTAAATAAAAGAGAAGCCCTACCAGCCATCTTCTTTGTTCTCAGCCGCAAAGCATGTGAACTCTACGCTTCTAAAGTTTCTGCAACTCTTCTGACATCAGCTGAAGCAGCTGCTCTCAATCATATCATCTCATTCCATCTCCACAGCTATAAGTCTCTTGAAACTCTGCCCCAATTTCACATTATTCGTGATCTTCTCCTACGTGGTATTGCATTCCATCACAGTGGTTTGATTCCAGTTCTAAAAGAAATTATTGAGATTGCTTTTACAAAAGGTTATGTAAAACTTCTCTTCGCAACAGAAACATTTGCTGTTGGTCTGAATATGCCAACTAAAACTGTTGTATTTACTGGTTTGAAAAAATACGATTCTGCTACTGGCGGTATGAGAATGCTGAGAGCAGATGAATACACTCAAATGGCAGGAAGAGCTGGTAGGAGAGGTAAAGATAAGTTTGGCCTTGTAGTATATCTACCTGATAGGGATGTAGTCACTACAAGTGAAATGAAGAAAATGATGAAAGGTGGAAAACCTTCTCTTGAAAGTCGTATGGATTTCC